GGATTTCAAAAGAGAGGATAACATGTATAAGAAGAAATCAACCAAAAAGCAAACCCAGTCAAAGTCAAAGCATAAGTGCATGTGCGGGAGGAAGAAATGATTCCACAAAGCGGATCCATTGATATAATTGGAAACTCTGGTACATTACCTTCTGCCGTACTTGCTGGTAACGTATCATATGCTTTTTCTAATGCTGTGGGTAGAGCACCAACAGAAATTATTGTACTAGGTTCAACAACAGCTGGAGCTGTTTTGGCATCTACTTCGGCTCCAATCAGGGTAAGTCCATTTGTATTTATTCGTGGTCTTAGTGCTTCTGGTATTCAAAACGGCGCAAGAATTATTGCTAAAGAAAGTCCTGTTAACTATGCTGTAACTGGGTTTTCTTGGGCTACTAATGTTTTAACAATTACCATTAACCCAGCCTTACCTGTTGCTACTATTTCTGGGCAAACCGTAACAATTTCGGGTTCGTCTGTTGCTGCTTTAAATGGAACATATACTGCAACCAATGCAAGCACTACCTCTGTTACTGTTGCTTTAGCAACCAATCCAGGAACATTAACTGGAGTTACTGGGTTTATCAAACCTGGTATTGTAGACACAACTGTAGATGGGTCAGGAAACGGCGGTAGGGGTTACTATACCCTAAACATGCCAGTTACCGCAGCTTCTACAGGAACAACCCCTGGTACTAATTTGTGGACTACTCAAATAGTTCCTTCAGGAACAACCCATGTTATTGCTTATGCTGGTACTGGGGTTTTGGGTGATCTTTGGTTGGATAGAGTAGGCCAGGTAACAATACCCTGTCAGCAAGTCTTAGCTTTACGAAATCTAAAGGCTGGTACTGCTTTTGTAGCTGACGGCTCTACCGCAAACGTAGATATTACTCAACTACTCTATGTAACCTACAATCCACTTGGAAACCCATAAGGAGTATTAGATGTCTAGGATTATCTCCTTTCCCCAGGTTTTTGCCTTGCAAAGGGGTGCAAACTATCCCTTTAGGGCAACTTTTCAGGGTTTACCAAGCACAACCTTGCTGAATCCTAGCGGGTACACCTTTACACAACCAAGTTTTACAACATCAGCTCCCAATCTTTATCAAGAAGCAAGTTCTGTGTACACACTGGCATCTTCATCTGACTCAGAAAGTGCTGGTTTGGTGTTTAAATCTGGCGGTAATTTAGTAAATACGGCCATAAAGTGGACTAACGGTAAATCTCTTGGTAATTTTTACAGGATTAACAGACACTCGTCTACCTTTACTGGTGGTTTTGTGGGTGTTGAAAACAACATACTTAAGGTTAAGTGCGGAGAAACCACAAGTTTGCTTAACCGTGGTTTGCTGCATGATGTAAAGTTTCAGAGAAATGGAAACGAAATAACCGAGGCTAGTAACACTGTTATTGGTTACATGTATGTCACTGATACAGTGAACTGTTCATTAGATTTTACAGGTTATGTAGAACCTTTTGATTTTAACCAAACTTTTGTACCATCTGGACTTTTTTACGGAAACCATACTCAATTTTGGGTTGGTTTTAGATACTTACATACACAAAATGGTTGGTTAGGTAGTGGACTTCCAGCATTTTTGGGAAGTGGAAATGGGTTTGGATTTATTGGTGTTAGAAACAGCAATACAAGCATGACTTGGTGGGCTGTGATTGTTGCAGATGATAACCTTCTAAATGAAGAAGGCACCCAATTTGCTTACCAAGTAAACACAAATGCAAGTGTTTTTTCTTCTGTTAATCTTCGTGTAACTTTTAATAATGGAAACATTTCCTTTTTTGTGAATGAATCTCAAGTAGGAACTACTCAAAGTATTGGTGATTTAACAGGAAATGACTGGGTTTTTAACACAGGAGGAAACCCATTATATGCTGGGATTGCGTCTTTGAAAGGAGGCGGAACTTCAACAATCCCTGGTGTTTATACTATATGCGTTGATCGTTGTGCTGTGTGGCGCAACCTAGCTCACATGCAGTTGTACAATAACTTTGAAGATACCGACACCGAAGTAACAGCCACCGATAGTGATTACCAAACTACTGGCTTACACTTACTTAAGAAACTTAAATAGAGAGAACAAACATGCCAGCAATCACAATCCAACAAGCATATTCAATTGCCCTTCAGGCATACATTGATACCACCGATGCTACTAAAGTAGGTAGGCTTACCTGTAGTACTGGACTTACCTCGACATCCGAAAATAGACTCAAGCAGCTTCTTAGTGCAACTGCAAAGGATCTTGGTAACGTTGTTGTCACAAGTAGAAATGAAGTTGCAACTACGCTTATAGCAAATGCCAATACACCAAATGAAGTATACACATTGGTGACATCCACAACCAACGCAAACAATAATGCCGTCTTGGATTACCTTGAGGGTGGTCATGTTGACAACACCACTGGTACTTTGTCAGTAGAGGAAACAAAAATCCACACTACTGGAAGAGCAATCTTCAACAAGATCAAGAAATGAAAAAGAAAACCTCAGAAGATATAAAGAAGTATGTCCTACAAAAAGTAGGACCTAAACCCGATTCTAAGAAACCAAAGAAGTAGGAGAGTTAAATGCCAGATCCAATCAATGCTGAACAATCCACGCCTGTCGGGACTCAGCAGCCCCCAGTTATCGTAGACCCAACTCCAGCCGAGAATCCCCAGACCGTCCATGAACGAGCCATGTTCAACAGATTCGTTCAGGATCAGGGTCAAAAAATTCCAGCCAACTTCAAGTCTGCTGACGACTGGTTCAACAGCCTGATGGAAGCCCGCAAGGGATTTACCCAGGCCAGACAGGAAATTGCTGCCCTCAAGCAGCAGTACAATCAAAACGGAACGAACAATCCCAATTATGTGGGGGACTCGCCCGAATCTGTACAGCCACAGAAGACCGAGGATCTTTCTGGAGTACCAGAAGAACTAAGCATCAAGCCCCCAGAACCAAAGCCTCAGGCAAAGGTTACTTCGGAAGATTGGCTGCGGTGGGGATCGGAAATCGATACCACTGGAGCCGTAAGCGAAGCAACACGCAAGGAGATCGCGGACAAGATGGGTGCTGAAGATGTTATCATCGAACAGCTCATCCAGGGCCGCAAGGCGCTAGCCAAGCAGTCCTGGCAGAATGCGGCGGATGTTGTCGGAGGGAATGACAACCTCAAGCGTCTATTTAAGTGGGCGCAGGAGACCAAGCCGCAGGGCGAGATCGATGCCATCAACAAGTCGCTTAGGACCAATGCGTACAAGAATGTCCTATTGGGTCTTCAGGCAGAGTACAACCAAACCACGGCCAAACCTCAATCACAGGAACCCAAGGCAACACCCAATCGGGTAAACCCCTCGGCAGTTCCGCAATCCGTACAGGTGTTTAAGAACCTTGTAGAACAACAGTCTGCTTTGAGAGATCCACGATATCGTGTGGATCCAAACTATAGAAAAGCAGTAGAAGAAATGGTTGTTAATACGTCTAAATACGGCTATTCAAGAAATCGTTAACTCCGTACAATCCACTAAGGACACGGAACAATTGATGGTTTCTCCTTCATTTATTTAAAAGAGAGAAAAAGTTTCACATAAGGAGAAACAAACATGCCAGAAAGTCTATCAACAGCACAAATGTTCCCACTTGGGTCACTTGGCTATACCACCCAACACCCATCAAACCCAAATCAATTAAAATCTTGGCCAGAAGGTGGTCAGGGTGCTTCGCAAAACAGCATTCCTTCAGTATCTGGTGCTACTGATCCTTCGTATTGGCTTCCTATTTGGTCAGGCGAAGTAATCAACGCCTACGATCAATACAACATTTTTGAACCAATGGTTACAACCGAAACCATTGAATCAGGAACAACTAAGCGTTTCCCAATCACTGGTACGGTTAACCACATCGGTATCTGGGAAGCTGGTCAGGAATTGCTTGGTAACAGCGGTATCCAGACTCCAGGTTGGTTTGACATTTCGCTGGACCAGCGTCCAATGGCTGCATACTTTGAACTTGACGACATCCACCTGTTGCTTACTCAGTGGGATTACCGCGCCGAATTGGCTCGTCAGGCTGGTCTTAAGTTGAGCTACATTCGTGACAAGCAAATTGCTTGCATGCTTGCAAAGGGTGCGTTTACTGCCGCACGGGCTCCATTTAGCTCAGACTACAGTGGTATGAACTTTGGTTCATCGCCAGTTCTTGCCCCAAACGCTGCGTTTAATTTCCTCGGTTTGCGTGGTGCAACCCAAACCCAGAGAACAGACGCTGCCCTGTTGCTTCTCGACTACCTTGAGCGTTACATGGTTCGTCTCTCTGAAATCGACGCAACCATGGGTGAAGTGTATTGCGCTGTGACTCCACAGGCATTCCATGACATCCGTGCTCTTGGTATTGCCCGTGATGCCACTGGTCTTGTTGGTGGTGCTGGACGTCCATTCTTCGGCGGTGTCGCTGAAGCTGGTGGTCTCGGTGCTTCCCTCGGCCAGGGCATGTTCGGGTTGCAGGAAACCCTTGAGTACATGGGTGTCAAGATCGTCAAGAGCAACCACCTTCTTGAGCTTGATCACTCTGTCGTGACATCTGGTGCAACCAATGTTGCGGCTGCGGGCTACGATGCAGCAACTGGTCAGTTCAGCAACAACGATACCGTCAACGTTATTGGTGACCTTGGTGATCCCAAATACAACTTTAACTGGCACGGCTACATGGGTGCAAGCAACAACGATCCAACCGATCTTGTTCAAATCACAAGCAACGGTGTTGTAGCCACATCTGACGTACTTAAGCCAATCAAGGCTTTGATTTGGCAGCGTTCGGCTGTTTGCTCGTTGCGTCTTCAGGGTATGAAGGTTGAGTCTACCAAGGATGTCCGTAGAGGAACATTCTTCACCGTAAGCTCAATCATGGCTGGTGCTGGTATTCTTCGTCCTGAACTTTGCGGTGCAATTCAGGGTAACTATACCGCTGTTGCCTAAGCCTAGCGTTTAGCTAGCACATTTTGGTTAACAACCGTACCTAGGGGGTCGAAAGGCCCCCTAGGTATTTTTTTCATGGAGGACAAATGGGAATATACAGTTACAAAGATGCAATCAATCACATGTTGTTGTCATCTGGGGAACATCTAGTTTCAGATCTTAATCAAGACTCTGGAGTAGATACCCAGGTAGCCGAATTCATCCTTAACCAGACGATAAAAAGCACAGTAATGAGAGGCGTGGCAAACAACAGGTTTGTCAATGAGTATACTCCAGATAGTATTACAGGCAGGATTATCCTGCCATCCGATGCTTGTTATGCTCAGGTTGTTGAACCTCTGTACGATCCATCGACGGGGGAGGTGATCCAGACTACACTTAAGTCCAATCCTACAAGGTTGTTCAACATCACCAAGCAGACGGATGTGTTTGACAAGAAGTTAAAGATAGAGGTTATTGTCCTTCTCGGTAACGAAGCCGCCAATTACGGTTGGGATGACATCGACTCACCCCTGCAAAGAGCAATCATGGAAATGGCCGCTAGAGAGTACCAAATGACAACCCAGGGTGATCTAGAAATAGACAAGCGTATGGCTATGCGAGAACAATACCACATGTCAAGAGGCCGTGCGTCTGACATCTTCAAGAAGAACAGATCCATCTTCCTTGGTGACAACGGCACAGCAGCAGCCGTAAGCAGGGGTGGTATCCTGTCTAGAGATCCATACTACACAAGAACGAGGTTCTAATGCCAACTACACGACTGATTATCAATTCCCTTAGTGGTGGTGTCGGAAGACAAGCCCCCACAAAACGCCTTGTCAGCGAAGCGGAAAACCTTGACAACTGCTTGGTTACCTTGGAGCGATCAGTCGAAAAAAGACCTCCCTTGACCAGAGTCACGGCAGATGGTGGTTCTTCCTATCTCCAACTCAACAACATTCAGGCACCAGCTGGTTTTAACCCCGACAACATCTACTTTCATTTCATAGATGTAGATGGATTCAACAGGTATTGTGTTGTCATCAACAGAGCTGGGCAACCAGTAAATCCATACAGCAGTACCAATTACTTTGATGATGTAGCTGCTGATGATTTTGTATCCGTCTATCGAATAGAACCAACAGAATGGGTCAGGGAAACCGTGGATTCCAATCCAGCAAATTTTAATAGAGGTATTTATGAATACCTGACTTATGGTTCTGGCAGTACAACCAAGGCATATAACATTGCCAACGAAGCAAAAACAATTGCACCAACACAGATAAAGAACACATTTGGAAGCATTGATTTTGAGGTTGGTTTGATTCTTTGGAACAAACTCGTAGAAACAGGGTATCTACCTGATAACTCCCAAGCCGATTTAGTCGGTGCTGTTGGTTGGACTACAAATGTCAACACATTCATTCACTCTGGTGATACGATAAACTACAAGACAAGCGTTGGTCCACAAGGTGTTTCCCCAAATCTGGAAGACTTAATTAACGATGGCTTGTACTGGACCAATGTACGAGACAACATTGAATTTGTGATTAACCCAGGTACGCAAGAAGAAGAGGAAGAAGGTCAAAGTTTAAACGATTTTAGCATTATTCCCCAGTATCCAGCAAGCGAGGTAAAGTCCGATGTAAGCGATGCCAATGGTTTTAAGGCGCAACGCATGCTGAAAGACTATTACGACTTTCCAAACAAGATAACAACCCCAACAAGCCCTTTCTGGTCCTCTGGCGATTTTGGTCATGTCACTTCTCCTTTCCTACCATTGGAAAGAGAAGCCGACAGCAACACCTATAGGGGATTTGGCAAGGTGTATTTTACAAGAAATCCATACTTGTCTTTTCCTGCTGGGTTCTATAGAGCAACTAGATATTCCAAGAATCCGTATTTTGAACGGGTAAGATCGGAAAGCCCAAACTCGGTGATCGACCATAGACGGATGCCTATTATTATCTACAAGGATTTTTCAGATAACGGTGTCTGGAAAATTAGGCATATGCCAATGGCTGCTCGTAGATCGGGCACCGAATTAAGCAACCCAGGTCTGGCTGGTTTTGACAAAAAAGAAAAGATCCAATCCATGGCTATCTGGAAGAACAGGTTGTGGATTGCCATGGATAACTCGCTTGCTGCATCCGTTTCTGGAGATTTCTTTGACTTCTGGATCAACGATGTAAACGCAGTAACAGACACGGATCCAATCGATGTACAGGCTTCCGTTGGAAGTTACAACCGCTTGAGCCATATCGTTCCCTTCCAGCAGATCTTGTTTGTCTTGTCGTCTGGTTCGGTTCAGTTTGAAGTCCGTGGCGGATCCTCCGATGTCGGTATTTCCCCGTTTAACGTCGAGTTCAGACCAACCTCATTCTTCAGCACATCCAAGTTGGTCATGCCACAAAAAATGGCAAACAATGTGTTCTTTATGGATTCCAAGAAAATGTACATGTACCTTAGCGGTTCTGGGTTTTCGGATGAATTCTCTACGTCCATGGAAATGACCAGCCATTGCAAGGACTATTTGCCATTTAATTTTGGTTCCGTAACGGTGTCTTCTGCTAACAATACCATTGTCATGGTAAATGAAGATGCAAAAAACTATTTGTATTTCTTTACCTTTAGGACAAACGGAGACAAGATCTCTCAAAACGCCTTTTACAGGTGGATCTTTGACCCTGGGGATTCTATCATAGGTTGTAAGTGCTACGAAAAAGACATGTATCTGATATCACGAAGGGTTCGGCAGGATCTTTCTGAAAGCTTGAATGTGTACTTTGTGTCTATGGAAACAACTCCAATAACTACGCCAATGATCGACTGGTTGGTAGAGTTGACTGGCACTTATTCTGGTGGTGAAACAACCTTTGTAGTTCCTCATTATGATCCAGAGATCGATACCTTGGTTCGTGGGCCTGGGTGGGGGACCACCGCATATGAAGCGTTTGCGTTGTCTGCAACCAGTATTTCAACAGACCTTAGCGGAAATACCGTGGTTACGATAGCTGGTGATTTTAGCCAACATCCCGTCTATTTAGGAAGATCCTATGAAATGCTTGTTCAGTTGTCACAGCAAGTACAGAGATCCCAGGATCAAGGCCAAGTCTATGAAGGAGTCTTGAATCTCAAGAAGATCATAACCAGGCATTTCAAGAGCGGGTCATACGATATTGAGGTAGAACGGCGAGGTAGGCCCAGAAGCAAGGTTACATTCTACCCCATTTTTGTCAACAGCATTTTGTCAAGAACAGACGAACTTAAGATAGACAGCAATGGAGAACACCAATCAAAGGTTCTTGCTTATTCCGAGAATGTCGAGTTGTTCATCAAATCCAACTACCCAACGCCATGCAATATCACAAACATCGAAATACTTGGTAACTTTAGACCAAGAAGTACAAGCATTGAATAAGGAGAGATCATGCCAAGCTATAGCTATACAAGTGGAACCCCGATTGGGATTACAGCCTTAAACCCAACCACTGGTCAGTTTATCGAAGTGGTTTTCACAGCTAGCGGAACCAACTATTCTTATAGTTGCATTGCATGGTTGCCTGAAATCCCTATTCAGGACCAGGTTTTGGTGTATACAAGGCCCAGCTCACTTGGTCCTGAAACAGCAATGATCAATGGAACGGACTTTATTTTTGGTTCTAATGAATCCATTGTGTTCAACACAGCACCGTCTGGTCAGGTAGTCATCAGAAGAACAACAGACCTTTCAAAGATGGTATTAAACTACACCGATGGTGCCAAGTTGTCGGCCAGACAACTCAATGCCACCATGCACCAGCTGTTGTTCATAGCCCAGGAAAAGGCAAACTTCGAGACCAACATCTCGAACTACTATCCAGTTTCAATCGTTGCATCTAACTATAGTAGTGGGACTACCTACAATGTAAACGATGTTGTAATACACAATGGCAGCATATATGTGTCCCTGAGTGGTCCCCAGTCCAACAACACACCGTCCACCAGTCCAACAATATGGAAGCTTCAAAACCCAATGTCAAACGGGTTCTACATCACTGGGTATGATCAACCAGTCAACTTCCATCTGGCTTCAATACAGGAAAACCAGACATTGGTGTGGAGTGCGGCTAACAAACGGTTTCAGTCTGGGTTTGCAATCAACTCGTCTGCACACCTTAGTGATTATGCGCTGACAGGTCCGACAAACCACCACATCCTGAGTTATTTCAATAACAAGTGGAGAAACTATCCCGTACAATGGACTCCTACATTGGTAGGTACCGATTTGATTTTTTCAAAGCATGTCTTCACAAACATGATGACTTCATATGCTGACAATACGGTACAGCTACCCAACTATTTGTCTAGTTTTAATTGGACTGGATCTGAACAGGTAATGACAAATGCTTCCAGTGTTTATCATATCCTTAAGAAAACAATCCCAAATGAACAGGATCCTCAGGCATACTTTACCAACGTAAATACACAATTAAATGCAGCGGTACAGAACTTAAAGAATCCAGTAAAAGCCAAGTTAGAATGGGATTTAGCTTATGGTAATGGAACCCAGAGAACTGAGGTCGGTGCTTTTGCGGCTTTGTATAGCCCTGTTACTTGTTTTTGGGACCATCCAAAGGAACTGTACAATGAAAACGGTCATGGAGATGTGTGGTATCATGGTATTCAAGAAGGTAGTAGCAGATACAAAGTATCTCCTTGGTGGTCTTTTAGAACACAAGATCCCAACCATTCTACTGTTCTGGATTTTAAATCAAAAATCCACGGGTATGGTATTAGTAATTTCTACCTAAGTGGACCAGAATGCATAACATCGTGTTTTCATATTCCAGTAGTTACTTCTAGTGCTTTTACACTAGCTAGTGCTTTATCTAGCATTGGTGATATTGGTGACCACAATAATGGTTCTTCTAACAGAGATATGTATTTAATGGCACTTAGAGACATGGCTTTTGCCGCTGCTAGACCAGGAACACCGACAACACCATCTAGTGCATCCAATATTCAAACACAGGATCATAATACAAGGTTATGCAAGGGTCGTTTAATTCGGGTTAATTACGATAATTTTATTGATCATTTTTTTAAACGACTAGAACAACCTACGGAAAACATTGCTTCATACTGTTTTAAAATCCCAGGAAACATAATCTACTATAACACTGCTGCGTTAGCCTTAGCTAATAAAGACCTAGCCCAAACTTACATTGATAACACAGATTCTCTTCGTAATACAGTAAGATTCCAGGGTTTTTCCGCGTTTTATGGTGCTGCAACCATGACAGACAGCACGGTTTGGGCCCAAAGAAATACCAGCATCAAACCCATGGGTTACTATTATAAAGCAGATGCTTATTGGAGTTCATGGGTACAGAATTGGAGCACCGCTGCGGGTAATCATAATGCTAGGTTTAATGAAGCCGACATTGATTGGGCTGTGTGGGATTTGACCAGTACTACCATAAAGCATTTTGATACTACGGCTTCTATCTTACCCAGTAGCTCTACAACTGGATTTACTGCCTCTAGTGGTCCAAACAACAATAGAGTAGCATCGTCTATATTCTTCCCTTGGGGGTTTAGACCCAATGAAGTAAGAAGCATCGCAAGCAGCACAAATCAAACAGGAACTCATTTACTTAACGTAGACGCAAATACCTTGTTTTCATCTTCTTCAAATTTTGTACCAGACCCAGTTGATACTTATGTTTTTAGGTTGGTTGTCAATCCAACAATAACGGCTTCTTATTTCAAAGAAACAACCCCAAACACCAAGCCACTCATAAACTCTGCTGTTTTGCTTGAATACGGATTTAGGGACAGTGCAGATGCAAACGTAACAATACCAATAAATAGTGACATTGCAAAGTTGTATCCTGGCATGAACGACAGTGTTGGAATGGCAAACAAAGCCAACTCAAAAACAAGGATTCGACTTGATAAATCAAATGTTCTATGTAGGATAATTTCAGAACAACTTGAAGAAGATTTGGCAAACTCAAACATAGTACGATATGTGATTAAAGTTGCTATTACGGTACCAAGGTTAAAATCCATCGGTTACAGTAAGGTTTTCAGAAAATTTGCTACTTTGGCTACCCACACAAACTATCCATCATATAACAGCGGCACAACCAACGATAATGAGATAGATAGTGGACCTTGGAGTTTTAGTCTTGATTTTGATACACCATCGTATACTTTTAATGGTGGAACAATAAATACCCCCGTTTCTAACTTAACGTGGCCCATTGATAACGCAAATACTGCCATAGCTGGGCTGGGATTGATAGGTTATAGCGATAATTCGTACAGCCAAAGCCCAAGTTTACCCGCTGGTAGGAATGAGTGTGCCGTAAAGTTTACAAGAATCGGCATTCCTTCTGACTTATGGCTTCGTGTATCTATCCTCAATACAGACGCTACAGTTAGTTTAATTAACCCAGGAAACCTTGATTTCATAGGAGAGTAAACATGACTAGAAAAAGGACTGGTAATCCACAGCCGTATATGATTCAATGGTTTCAATTGATTGTGTTGGCTATTGGTGTCGGTGGGTTTTTTGTAGACCTAGGTAAAAGAACCCAAGTATTAGATAAGACAACTCAAGACCTTGCTGAACTTAGATTAATTGTTCAAGACCTAGTTAAGGCACAGATACAGGTATCATCTAATGACGCAGCTCACAGAACAATGCTTGATGATCTAAAAGCAAGAGTTGTTGAGCTGGAGAAAAGACGATGAGTAGATTTCTCTTTATTGTAGTAATTTTTCTAGCAGCTTGCACGTCTCCTGTAAAAGAAATTGCCAAGAATGCAACCAAGGTATCAGACCTTGCAAACTCTTCCTACCAAAGGTTTGAGGATATTGATTTGGCCACTAGGAACGAGTTTATAGATGTCAAATCAATCCAAGAACATACCAAGGAAGGAATGGAAGAACAAAAAACCATTATAGAGATCACTAAGAGTACCTTGGTAAACCTCACAAAAGTAGAGGATAAAGTTCCGTGGTGGTCTACTATGATTGTTTATGTAATGGTTGCCTTTAGTATCCTAGGTATTGTGTTTGGATTGTGGTACTTGGGTGTTGGTCACCTAACAAGGTCATTGTTTATTAGACTGGGATGGATCTCTAGTAAGAAAATGGATCAAGCTTCCTTGTTGTTGGATGCAATGGACAAATCAAAGAAAACTACAATAGAAGAAGCCGTGGCTGTTCTAAGGGCAGAGGATCCAGAATTGAATCGTGCTTTCAAAAAAATCAAAATCAACCAATAAGCATTGGTTGAAACTTTTATTCCTAAAGGAGGAATTATGTATATGCTAGCGTCATTTGAGTCGTTTCTTGGTTCGGTGTGGTTTGCTGGTCTCTTGGGTCTAGCTGGTTACATTGTTGGCAATGTATTGCCACTTGCCAAGCTTGCCAAGCTTTTTGGAAAGGAGTAAGTCTTGAAGGAAAAGCTAAAGCAACTTCAGGAACTTCTGATTGATCGTCTTATTGACGATCTTCAGAATCCCGAAAAGCAGACCCCAGGTCTGTATACTGTCGTTCGGGGTATCCTGACCGACCACAAGGAAAAGGTTGGAGCCATCCCTAGCGAGGCCATTGAGGCTGTGGAAGCAGCCATGGCCGAAAAGGTTCCATTCAAGCTTAAGAAAGCAGTGTACTAAGGAGGGTAGATGAAGGTTCCCCAGGAAGTCATAGATGACTTTAGAAATCATTTGTTCTTTTGTTTCAAGTATCTTGGTCTTGGAGAACCTACCCGAATTCAGTACGAGATCGCAAGAGAGTACCAAGAAGGTGCCAATGACTCTATCCTAGCGGCAGGAAGAGGCACTGGTAAGTCAACCATCACGGCATGTGCCAGTAGTTGGGAATGGCTTAGGGATCCAAACCTCACCTTCTTGGTGCTTTCTAACACGCAGTCCAAGGCCATTGACTTCGTGTCTCAGTCCAGAAAGATCCTTAGTGTAGTTCCATATTGCCAACACCTACTGCCAAGAGACATCGACAAGGACAACGCCCTTGGATTTAATGTTGCAGTCAGATCAAAGTTTACCCAAGACCTTAGCTGTGCTGCCAGAGGCATCACAGGTCAAATTACGGGTCTTCACGCAGATCGAATAATCCTAGACGACATTGAGATTTCTGGTAAGAATGAAACACCGTTGGGTAAGGAAGCATTGCTTAAAAAGCTAGCCGAACTGGAATCGATCAGAAACAAGGGGTCACGGGTTATTTTCCTAGGTACTCCTCACTACCAGGATTCCATTTACAACTCCCTAAAGGAGTCGTATCCCATGATCAAGTACCCAGCCGAGATGCCCGACTCTTCAATCCCATATGAAGTAGAGGATGTGGCTCCGTGGATTCTAGACCTTGGCATAGAACCTGGAATGCCTACGCAGCCAGAACGATTCGATGCAGATGAATTGGCAAGCAGAAAAGCCAAGATTGGGCCAAGTCATTATGCGCTTCAGTACAAGCTAGTTACAAGCCTAGCCGACATGGACAAGTATCCCCTAAAGCTTAGGGATCTTATCGTGATGGATGTTCACCCATCCCTGGCACCTGATAGGTTGATCTGGCAAGGCCAGAACCTTATGCAGGGCATACCTATGTTTGGCATTTCAGGCGATGCCGTCCCAGAACCAATGCACATCTCAACCAACTTTATGCCATACCAGCACAAGCACATGGCTATTGATACATCGGGTCGTGGTACCAACGAAACTGGCATTTGCGTAGCTGGCGTCTTGTCTGGCACGATCTTTATTCCCGAGTTGCTTGGCGTTGCGGGTGGATATGATGAACCCACCCTAAAGAAGATCTGTGCTCTGATAAACGAATATGAGTTGCCTTTGGTTCGTATTGAGTCTAACTTTGGCGATGGTATGTTTTCTAAAATCCTGGCCCCAGTGATTGCAGCCAACTGTCCCCATCAAGTGGGTATTGAGGAATTCAAGGTAACAGGACAGAAAGAAAGACGGATCTTAGACATCCTGGAACCAGTGATGTCTTCCCACAGACTTGTATTCGACCGCAAGGCGATCATGAACCATGAGAACCAGATTCAGCTTACCCGCCTACACAGGGGTAAGGGAGCCTTGAAGAACGATGACCGTGTAGATGCTTTGTCTCATGCCGTTGCGTTCTACAAGGATCACATGTCAACGGACAAGCAAAAGGTATCCGAAGACCTTAAGAAAAAGGAATGGCTAAAGACCATAAAGAACTGGGCTGAGAACTTTAGAGCTGCTGACTATGTTCCAAATAGCGGAGCCACAAGGGTTATTAGTACCACTAATAAGAAAAAACTAAATAGATCATCCAGACAATGGGGCTGGTAAGGAGAGTACAATGGAACCAATGACAATGATTGCGTTGGGTTCGGCTGTAGCTGGTGGACTTAGTTCCATCTTTGGAGGCCGTGCTCAGAGTGCCGCCATAACTGCCCAGAACCAACAGGCATTTAGAAACTGGATCGCCCAAAACAATCAAAAAGCCATTAACAATGCCAGGTCTCAGTTTGAGTCTGCCCAGGCTTTTTCCCAACAGATGAAAAGAAATGCTGCCATTACCAAGGCTGCATGGGAGTATGAGTGGGATGCCAAGCAAGCGGTAAAGGATTCCGTGACCTTCCAGCAAAACGAGCTCAGCAAGCAGCTACAGACCCAGCGTGGGGCCTTGGTCAATGAAATCCTGTCCAGGGGTGTATCCAAGAACAGCGGCCTATACAAGGCTCTTAGTCTGTCCCAGAGCATCAATGCCCTAAGTGCTGCCAAGTCATTTGAGAAAAACGCCAGAGTCCAGCTAAACAACATTACAAAACAAAAGCAATCAATGCTTCAGCAAACAACCGAGAATGTGTTTATGCCAAACATTGCCATGTTTGATGACCAGCCTATCTACGGTGATGCAGGAGCCGCTAAAAAAGCTGGGATGATAACTGGTTTGGTTCAGATTGGTGGTGCTTTTGCGGGTGCTGCTATAGGATCCATGGGTCCTTCCAGTAGCCCAGGCCCACAATATTCAACAGGCCCAGGTACTCAATCTACTAATCCAGGTGATTTTAATAATCTATCCTTTACCACCTAAGGAGCAATAATGTCAAGAGTTAATTCACAAGGTTTACTAGGTTTTAACCAAGCAGCCCCATCTGTTGAAATCGCAGCCCCAGCTCCTCAGTTTATTGAAAGTCGTTCCGTAGGTGGTCAGTTACAGGTAGCACAACCAAGACAACAGGTAGGTCCATCATCCGAAGAAGCAGCCTACGCGGCTCTTGCCCAGATTGCTGGTGGAGTAGCTAAAGGTCTTGATAACTTTGCCGACATCGGTTCTAGGATTGAAAAGGAAAAGATTCAAAGAGCACAGTTGATCTTTGACGAGATTGATGCTGATGAAACCATGGATCCAGATACCAAGTTTTCAAAGCTTGAAGAAAGAACAAAGGATATTTATACACCTCTGTTGGGAGATAACTGGAAAAAGGAAATAAACAACAGGGTCAAGAAACAATGGATGTCTCAACAAGCAAGAGATTCTTACGAGGAAAGACGTTATAAGACAGAACTTGGTGAGTTCCTTGAATCAAGAAACCTTGATATTAACAGCCAACTGACACCAGAATTACTTGATGAGTTTCAGAATATCTACGAAAACAGATATCCACTCAGCAATACGGTTTCGTGGTTCCAGCTAAACAAAGCAGAGACAAAGGCAAAGGTTGCCGTAAATACCGCGAAGAGAATGAACTCATCGGTTATGGCCAACGTTATGTCTATGATGAGTACCCCACCAGAAAACATCGTTGCGGAATACAACAACACACTAGATGCAAACAGAAAGAAAGAAATTGAAAATGAGTATCCATTCTTCTTTGAATCGGTTGCTTCAATCCCAGTTAACGCTACTCCACAAGATGTTTTTAGTTTGCTTCGCTCAAGAGTCCAAAATAATCTAGAACCATCATTGATGGAACTTCCTGATGATGTAAAAGCAATCGTACTCGAAAATGTAGAGGACGCAGTCCTACAACAAATGCCACGTTATGTTGGTGTACTCAAGGAAAACAAGTTAAATGCAGTAAAAGCAGAAGCAGGAGTGGCTATAGACAACGCCTTTACAGTGTTTAACGGCAGCGCAAAAGGAGATGTTCATCAGTTTCTTGATGCTATTTCTCAAAATCTAGGACCACTATGGCAAGATAGGGATAAAATCACCAGTGGTTTGGTTCCTTTGGTTTTTGATAAACTATCAAAAGAAAACCCAGAATCATCTCCGTATGAGATATGGAACATGGTTGAGCAGCAGTTTTCTTCTTTTGAAAACCTCGATAAGCTAATGAACAGAGGCATGCAAACCAAAGATTGGTTATCCAGTCAGAAACAAGGTTTAATGCAAAGCAATACATGGCAAAATAGGATTAAAGTCATGGTTGAAGACGCAAAAGATGACCTTGGGTTACTGGCAAATAACGACGCTCGGTTTTTGTTTACAGATGAAGCCATATCGGGAAAGATAAAGTCCATCTTTACTAGTTTAGCCGATGCTCTCGGGATTCCAAAAGACAACCAAACTGAGTTTGTAAATTACATGGAATCTTCTATAATAGCACAAGATAGCCAAGGCAACGCTGTATTTGCCATTGACGATTCAAGCATGGGGGATTGGTTTAGGCAAATGCCTCCTGAGTTTAAAACAATACTAAATGAAAACGGGTTTACCTTGGATTCTAACAGAAACCTAAGGAATGAAATGTATGCGATGATGACATCTGCTGCTAATATCATGATAGAAACCCAAAAAAACACAGGAAAAACCACAGTTTCTGAAACCACGACAACACCAAAGGTAATGAAACCATCTGAAGCTAGTGTTGAGTTTTTTACTTTGAATCCTGGGGAACAGGATGTACTGAAAAGGTACGACAGTGTAGAAGGAAACCTTAAACTAGAAGAGCGATACAGAATGCTTCAGATAAAGGGTCAATGGAATGTACATGGAGCGGGATTCACAACATGGCTTTCTCAACAAGCTGGTAGTAAACAACTGGTAGACTTACCAGTAGACAACCCGTGGATACAGGGTCTTGATGCCTTTATGGACCAAGGAAGCAACCCAAAACCAGACCTAGCAGAAAAGTTTCTTGATCACGCTCCTAGAAGTGTCAAGTCATACATCCAAGACAGTTCGTTGTTGGACCCAACTACAGGGGAGTTAACAGCAAACGGAGCTGCTGGACTTCTTGTCCTGGAATACAAAACAGCGACTATGTCAAGAGATGGATGGAACACTCCGCAAGTAAGTGCATTTATGGGTGAGTTTAGAGATTTGCTTTCAGCTACAAAGCAAAGATTAAACAAAGGTGAAACACCAACAAGAGAGTTATACATTATCAACGCTGTTTTACAGGGATTAAGAAAAGCTGGAAGGGATAAAACAGAAGTTATTACCGCTTTAGGTAGCGGTGGGGATCAGTTAAGTTCTATTGGTGTTTTGCTAGCTGTAGCCGATACTCCTTTTATTCAGTTTAATTCTGATGACCCAAACCTAAAGAAAGCAACAGAAAGATTTACTGAAGTAATGAAACCAGCCATAGACTTTGTCGGGACTGGAAATCTTGGAAGCAGAGATATACCACTCGTTGGTAACAGAGACACAAAAGAAGTTGCTTATGGTTCTATTGGTCGAAGTTTAATGAATTTGTCTTTACCAGGACCAACCGATTGGAGAAAAAAAGAAAACTGGCCTACAATTACTAGGAGTCATGGTTTTAAAGACGAAAAAGACATGTATGATTTTATTGGTTCAATAGTACCTGGGCTCCCATCGTGGGATATGGCGTCTACATTGAATGTAAAAGTAAAAGATGAACAAGGATTAGAAACTAACATTGAGTGGGAAGACATGGGACCACACCAAAAAGTAATGTTTGCTTTGGAAGAACTTAGAAAAACAGATGGTTCTTTGGAACAAAAAGGCAACTTCTTTGCAATGTTGTTGAAGATGAATGATGACGGTAACACCACATTTAATGACCCAATTTTACGAAGTAACCTAGCAAAAACACTTATTCTGCCCAGTAACTTCAATGTACCACAGCTAAAGCATGTTGGTTTTGCTGAGGTATCTAAAGAAAAAAAGGGATTATTTACTAAGACAAGAGATATGACAATCAGGCGTGTTCCAGAAGTGACCGTTTCAAACGGATTGTTTTCTTTGGATGATGTTCATCGAAGAGTCAGAAACACAAGTCTTGGTTTTAATGCAGCAGACCCTACTGAAAAAACCCTAGATCCTTTGGGTTGGGGACTTAATTCAGAACTAGAGGTTGCAGCCCATATGATGCTGGGGGATACAGACTTTACAACACAAGAAGCAACGGCTATAGTAAATGCAATGTACAAAGCCACTGGATCTGGTTTTGTTGCATCCACAAGTTTGTTTCAAAATAGGACTAAGGATACAACCCTGTACCAAGTGTTAGAAAAAATACCTCAGTTTAGGTCTTTAGTAGAGCAAGCAAGAAAAAAATATCCAGAAGGTAGATACCTTAGTATATCCACACAAAGAAACGGGAATAATGAAATACATCCTGTTTTGGTAATAGGCGATACCAGTATTCCTTTGGTTTCTGACGATCCAGCGGTAAATACTAATTCATTTTTTAGACGACAAAACACAAACGAAAAAAACGACAAACAATCAATTGACGAAAGATTGAAGAAACTTCAGGCTAACATCTGGTATCAAACAGGCAAGATAATAAGACCTACGATAATCCAAGAAAAACAAAGAATGGAACCTAAGATAGGAATGGGTCTTAGATTCTAACAAAGGAATCGACTTAAAATGAGTACAATCAACAACGACCTATTATCCGCCGTAAGAAACATGCCGCAGGAACAAACAAAGGAAGATTTTAGGCGGTCAATATATGATAATGTTTTAGGTTTGACTTTGGATGAGAATAACCAACCATACTACAGTAAGCTTGTCGATGAAGACCAAATCTCTAGATTCAATGAGTTTATGGGGAATAGTTTAGGTAGTTTGTTGAATGACAGATCAATCACAGAAACACAAATACAACTCGACAAAATCAATACTGGTCGTTCTGCTTTTCTTGAAAGAATATCCAATGAAGGTCCAGTCTTGGGTTTGGCAGGGTCAACAAACACAAACACACAATCTGTGTTTATCAACAAGGATGGTATAGCAACAAAGGATTGGATGTCTTTTTGGGAAATGTCTGGGTTGTCCAATGTATATGGAAACAATGTTGAGTTTATGGGATCATCTACAGCCGCGTTTTACTACAAAACATTG